AACTTGACAGGCGAAACAACAAAATACATTTTCTCTAGTGTTGACTGTGGCTGATCTATGTGTGTCATCGTGGAAGGGACATCTGATTGATGACCATCCACTTCGTTCAGGTACTTTTGCTCCATAGTGCTCCAGTATCGGCTTAATCGGTAACACATCTACATGATGTGACTTTCTTGATCCATTGGTTGAAATCTTCCACCACCCATGCTTGATCGATGCCTGCCATCCTACGCTTAACTATAACATACGATGGTGGTACTTCGCTAAGTGAACGTGCCTCTGCATAATGCTTTGCTTCAACAGTTGCTTCATTCCAGAACTCAGGCAACTTGAGCGCCTTAGTCGCCTTGAGTTCCAGGATATAAGTTTTACCATTGGCCATAACAACAATGTCGCCTTCATCTTTAGCACCAGCCTTAGTTAATCTTTCGGCTACTACATTTTTAGAACGCAACCATTTTAATACAGTTGTTTCGAATAAAGATCCTTTGCGACCATTCTTGTTTGCCATTTAGTCTTTAATACCAACCCTTTCGCAAGTGGTGTTTAAGCGCCAAACTAGGCGTTTTATACCGTTTTTTGATGTATTTGATGCCCAAATCGACTTGCTGACTTGGGGTGGTATCTTCTGACATTCTGAGAATTTGGGGTATTCCATATGCAGTAGACTTTGGATTATCTGCTGTGTAATCCCAGCGAGATTCTTTGTTCCAGAGTGTTAATAAAGATTTCCACTCGTGGTCATTCCAACCTAGATATTTTATTCTATTCTTAGCATAACGCTTAGCGAATATCTTACTTTGATTGATTGTGAATTTTACTTCTATGCATTCAGGCTTCATAGTAGTTACGACCATCATAGACGCAACCGCACTTTGAGGCCAGAAACCCGCAAAAACCACAAAACACATCAATATGTATTTGAGGTTGTTTTTCTTCATAGTCTCTCCTCTGTTGGGGCTGTTGCCTTTGTCCCACAGACAGCACACTCCATATCGATAAAGTATGAACTTATTGTATTGTCATGGTCATCCCATTCGACCATTAACTTCCAGATATAAGAACCACAAGGACATACTTTGGTAGGTTCACCACGTATATCCATCGCTTCTTTATAGTCTGGTTTTAATTCCCAGATATCCTTGGCGCTCATAATCTTTCAGGTATATCGGAAACTTCCATCACTTCAGGATTAAATTGTAGCCAGAACGATGTATCGCCAGTTGGATCTGCTTTGCCGTATCTGTTTTTAACAGGTGCGACAGCAATATATCCAGGAGCGTTACTTCCGACAGTTAAGATCAAGGCTGGTAGTTGTGCTACCATTCCTTGTAATGCTGATCGTGGCTGACAAGGATTGCCAGGATACGATTCCTTCGTATGGTGAAGGAGAAGAACTGCAGCATTAGTATCTCTTGCAAGATATTTCAGTTCTTTAATTGTAGAACGCATCGCTGCGAACTCTTCGCCACTATCATTAGATATATCAATTAGATTATCTATAACGATTAAAGTTGGCGGACAACCCCATAGTTCTTCGAAGGCAGATACTTCCATATCTAAATCAGCCAATGTTGGCGCTGAGTCAAATGACCAGAAGATATGCCCTGAATTATCATTGATAGTCTTACGAGACTCCTCAACTGATTCTATGAGCATCTGTTCAGCCATTGATTGTGGCTGTCCAGAAATCATTGATAGCAAACGCATAGCCATAGTGTGGGCATTGGTGTCTGCACTTATGTAAAGAGTAGGAACTTTAGTTCTTAAAGCAACTGCAAGGGCAAGTGTTGATTTACCTGCCCCTGGAGTTCCTGCAATCATAGACACTTCTGCCCGTCGTATGACGATTTTATTTACGTCAAAGGTACGGAATACAGTTGGTAATGGTTCACCACCGATATCCTTGCTACCTACGGCACGGGCTAAGGTTCTCATTTACTAAAACGAATTCCAATCTGCATCAGTACGTCGGATCCATACTGGCTCACATTGGTCAGGCGTTCCCTTAGGAGATGGACACATGAACGCTTTCCATGGACCCTTTGCCCCAGCACCTGTTCGCTTAGTCATCTCACCATGTTTACAAGCACGACTTGACGGACCTGTACTTGGTGAGAAAGTTTGTGTTGGTGTGCTTACTGGCCTAGCACCTAAACCTTGTGCAAGATTACCTACTGCTTGTTCTATGCTTGTAGGTGCTCCTTCTAATGAAGATGCCATTGTAGAGATTAGATTCTCTGCACCGATATCTCCTAGTATCTGAGTCAAGTTACCCTTGAACCCATCGGCTGTATCTCCTGCGATCAAGAAGATACGACCATCATTTAACTTAGCACTAACTTGGAAGTTAGCATTAGCCATTGTTTGCTCCTTTATCTGTGTATTTTCCATTCATAAACTTACAATGAGACAGTACACCACATCGTCCACAGTTGCTTAGATTAGGCAAGAAGATCTCAGCCTTACGAGCCTTATCAAAGCCAAGGAATATTTCCTCTACTTTTTCTGTTGCTAGATGTTCTAAATTCCATATAGATACATGTCCAGTTCGTGCATCCCAAAAGCCTGCTTTGTTCACTTCAAGGCCATCCATCTTGCGCAAAGCCCACGCATAAGTAGCAAGTTGAAGTGGGTGCCTTTGGGATGACGCCCCTGTCTTTATATCAAGGAGGACTATGTTACCATCGAAATCCGTCATCACTCGGTCAATGGCCATCTTAACAGTTGTATCCACGAGAGGCACTTCAAACTGTTTTTCTACATAGTCTTTATAGATGCCCCAACCATTGGCACGAAAGTCCGCCCAACGCTCCAGCATCCATAAACCTTCGCCGTACCACCACGACATATCTTCACGACCACGATACTGCCAGTCATTCATGTCGCCGTTTATTTCTTCATCTTCTTTAACCTGTTGAAACCATGCTTCATTCCATAGTTCTTCAAGGGTAGAATACTTTAGGGGATTTAAGTCATAGAGTTCTGTAGCCTTATGTACGGCAGAACCACCAGTAAACCAAACGGCATGTCCTTCTTGGACACCCTGTACTTTGGTTATATTATATTTCCAGCCACATTCTAGGAATGTACCGAGAGACGAGTAAGACACATGTTGCGGTAAATTGTTCATACCAGAATCATACTACACCCTATTTGCTACCGCAAATCGAAACGATGCCTGATCCCTGAATTTAAGAAATGCCCCCCCACCCCCCAAGAAAAATCTTGGTTGGTAGAATGGCTGGTTAGGCTTTTGCCGTCACCCGTCATTTGAAGTTTCTGCCCCACGGTTTCCCGCATGGGTATAATATATGATAATCAACCAAGGCGCAAAACAACAAAAAGCCCCCCTTGCCTATGGAATTACCTTAGGTAGGGGGGTTAAATGTCTTAAAACAGCCTTCAAAGCCCGATTAGGGCTATTTCTTGAGACCGAACTCAGGTGCAGATTTGTCTAGCGCCTTCATAATTGGGCCTACTAGGCCTGCTACGAATGCCATAGCCAATACTTCTGGATCACGTTGTCCTGCTGTGTACAATGCGACTGCAGATGCTGCAGCAGCACGTAGGTAGGACATGGCGATTGATTTTGCTTTGTCTTTATCTATCATGATTCTCCTTAGAGGAACTTGACTAATTCAGCCCATGTTCTAGGGCCAATGATTCCATTGGAATCTAGGTTGTCATGGTTATCTTGGAACTTGATAACTGCTGCTTTGGTTTGCTTACCATAGATACCATCAGCAACTAATGCCAATGCTCTCTGAATGGTCTTTACTCCATCGCTCTTATCTCCAGGCTTAATAGGTCCTGGGAAAGCAGGAGCCTCAGATACTGGCACCTTAGCGGTTACTTCATTACCAACGTAGTTTGGGCGACCAAATCCTACGATGCTAACCATAACTTTCTTTTTATTGGCGATGTAGCCACGAGTCTTAACTGCGACCTCGCCACCATTACGCTGATCTCCCTTAGGATTACCAGCAGTATTACCTTCGATACAGGTAACTGTTCCGTCTCCGTTGTTCTCAACTACGATACCAACATGAGAGATACGATCAACATTATCCCCAGGAAAATCAAAGTAAGCGATATCTCCTGGTAGTGGCTTGGAGTCCTTGGCATCAGTCCAAGTACCCATCTTCTTAAAAGCAGATGCTCCTGCTACAGTTGATACTGTATTAGGGACTTTTACTCCTGCTTCTTTAGCAC